TCTAACGTACCCCCTACTCTCTAAAGAAAAAGAATATATATAAATATATATTCCAAAAAGAAAGGTCTCTCTCCCCCATTGACAGGTCGGTTTTTTATGGGTTATTATGCTCTTTATGGAATCTACGGATTACAATGAAATAGTTTACTTTCTTTACAGCAATCATCACGTAAAGATTGGCAAGGTTACAGCTAAAGACCAAGACATAAAGTCTAGGGATAATGAAGATGCTGTTGTAAGTAGATTAAAAAGTTGTCAAACAGGCAACCCTGACAAAATATATCTTTTAGGCTACATGTTTGGGAGTGAGTCGCACTGGCACAAACACTTTGAAGAACACAGAGGCAATGGTGAATGGTTTGGTTTTTACGATGATGTTAAACATGCAATAAGCAAACTACCACTCTATGTTAGCCAAGCTTACTTAATTGACTCAATGGTTGAATTAGGTAACTTCCAAAAACGAATACAAGAATACGAAAACAACAAAGCAAAGTTCAATGATTACCTTTGGGAGAAAGACCGTGTTTTTGATTCCTACGAAAACAAAGAAGAAGATTTAGAGTTTGCAAGAAAACATTGTCTTGAAATCGGCTGGTTTTTATCTCAAATGTTTAATGCAGGTCATATGCACTTTGCAGAAAAAAGAAAAACAAGGATAAAAGATTGGTTCGGAGATATTATTGAAGTCGGCGATAATTATTTTTCAGCAAACTCTTCTGTGTCGGCTGAAGGCATAAGCGTAAAAAACGCAGTATTGTTGTTTAAAAATGCAAAAAAATATTTAGAACTTAAAGAGATGGTAAATGGCTGATAACAATAATCCATACAGGCAATCAACTAGAAGACTCAGACCTCAAGGTAAAACCTCCAAGAGGTTATCTAGCCTGACACCCGATGGTCTACGCAAGAGGGTTCTTGACGCATTGCCTTTATGGGAGTCCTACCCTAGGTGGTTCAGGAGAGTATTGGTTCTGCTGCCGACCCATGGTGATTTGTTTTCGATAGCAGAAGAGTTAAACACTACTCCTGATGAACTGCAAAGCATGATAGAGAAGAGACCTACATTTACAAAGCTTGTGAAGTTTATTCAGGACAACGGGCACTACCCTGCCTGTGCATCAACCAAAGAATATTTAAAGCATGCCAACCTTGTTGAGCACTATGCTAACGAGAGCACTGTGTCTGCTGTGATACACTTAGAAACTAATGCAGGTCAGGCACCAATCAATCACAAGATTGTTGACGCTGCAGGATGGTTTGCAAACATAGAGAATGACACAGAAAGAGTGCGTAGACAACAAGCACATGCACTTGACAAATACGAGAAGAAGATAGATTCTGATGCTGTGGTTGAACAAGTGGAAGAAGGATTGCAACCCTTTGTAAGAGACATCAACCCGGAGGAACAAGATGGCAACGAAGAGAGTAAAGTTTCCGAGGAGACAGGCACTAAGTAGGTCTGTCCCCAAATATACTCCATCGCCTTGGCAAGAGGCACTACACCGTAATCAGGCAAAGCGTAAATGGGTCTGGGCTGGTCGTAGAGCAGGCAAAGGTAGAGCAGCCATTCAAGAAGCTATCTCCACTATCCTAGAAGCAAGCAAGACAAAGTTTATTGTCAATGGAGAAGACGTTACTGACACCCTAGTTCCTGACATACACATCTGGACTGTTGCACCAACCAAGGCACAGATGAGACAGGTGTGGAATGAGATGAAAGCCTACATACCTAGATACATGTGGAAAGGTTATGATGGCAGAGCTGGTGGTCGTGGTGGTGCATGGCATGAAGATGAATTTTATGTAGAATTAGAAGTAAGAACCCCCAACGGGGGGTTTGCAGCCGATACTGTACGCAAGAGCGTACTGTGGGAACTACGGTCTGCAGACAATCCCGAAAGTTTGCAGACTGTGGGACTAGACTTCTTACACATTGCAGAATCACAAGATGTAAAGAAAGTGGCATGGGACAAAGTAGAATGGGTAACTGAGTCACCCGGCAGAATGGGAAGGGTTTTTGCAGAAGGCATCCCTCCTATTTCAAGGTCACACTGGTTCTCAAGGCAGTTTATGTTTGCAGAGAACAACCCGTCACTACAGAACTATGCTGTACGTGCAACAAGCTTTGACAACATGTATTTAACTGACGCACAGAAAGACAATATCCGGCTGCAGAAAGAAACCACAACAGAATGGATATGGGAAAGAATGGTAATGGCAAAGCAACCTGATGTCGGTGGTGGGTTCTTCAGGAAGATTGAAGATGCTGCTGTGGGCATGGAGCTTGCAAGACCGATTGAAAACCACCCTTATGTTGCAGGACTTGACCTTGGTAAACAAGTAGACCCGACTGTGCTAATCATTAAAAACAGGATTACACGTGAAAGTGTGCACAGCATTGAAATGTTAAAAACAGACTGGGTATTACAGAAAGAAACTTTACTTGCTGAGCTTGCACAATGGAACTGTGAAACTGTAATGATGGACTCATCAGGTATGGGTGGTGACGTTTTATTTGATGAACTGTTAAACCTCGGTGTCCCTGTAGTTGGCAAGAAGTTTACGCCTCAAACCAAGTACCAGTTGTTCTTGAACTATGCAGTAGCTTTACAAAATGGCACTGTGTCTTTCCCTGCAGAGTGGTCTAAATTAAGAAGTGAACTAGATGCAATAGAGGTACAGCAAGCAGGACTCGGTTATACCTTCAGGCATCCCAACTCTCAGCATGATGACTGGGTAGATGCAGAGGTTTTAGCCCTGATGGCATGTGACCCGGCAGATACCTTTGACGAAGACTACGAGCCAGTGAACACAATAAGAACAGTTGAACCTTTGACCAATAATGGTGTATCATACACGGGAGGACGCTTAATGCGTTGGAGGAGACAAAGAAAAGCAAAGCAGTTGCAAGAACTGCGAAAGTTGACAGAGATTAGCACAAATCAGGAGACACTCCTGTTAGACGCAATGGATTAAATGGTAAATAGTTACAGACCAACACAGATGGAATCAGAGTCAGTAGCCGAAGAAACTATTGATTTACTTTCAGCCCCACCTTTAGATGAGCCTGCTCTTAGTGAAGCATGGGTCAAGACACAACTGTCAAACGGTGGAGCAGCTTCTATATTTGATAAATTTTATGATAACTGTGCAGAAGCAGACGAATTTTACCTTGGGGAGTTTGACTACTCCGTCCCTCTAGGGGGAACTAAAATAAACCTAGGAACTTTTCATAGCATAATAGAAACTTTGGTAGCTCATGCTTCCCCAAGATTTATGGACATAGATGTTCCAGCACCAAGCCCAAGAGCAACTGCCAGAGCAGAACTAATTGAAAAGTTTTTAAATGGTGCACACCACATGCTAGAACAAAACACTCCTGTTAAAAGAGAAATTGTTAAACACCAAGGACTGTATGGTCTATCAATGGTTAAGTTTGAGTTTGCTGGTAGTCAATGGGGAGAGATGCCAGAACCACCAGAAGATGGTGAAGACATGGCAAGCTACGAACAGCGTGTCAAAGAAATTACAGAAAACAGAAAATTTAAATTCCCTATAATTTCAGAAGTAGTGAATCCACAAGAGTGTGTGTGGGACACTGCAAGTACACATCCAAGGTGGATTATTAGAAGTACAGAAATAGATTCTGAATGGGTTATGTCGCATTTCCCAGACTTTGAAGGAGAGGTAAAAGACGGCAAATGTGATTTTGCAGAAGTATGGACATCTACTCATGTAGGTTACATGGCTAACGGCAGATGGGCACTTGAGCCTAGAAGGCACGCATACGGCAGAATACCATGGATTTTATTTCACCCTCAGACAGGAATCAAAACAATCGGCAACAAACCTGAGCACTTGTACAGAGGTATAGGTTCAGGTAACTTTGGGATGATTAGAGCCGAGTCAAGACTTGCATCTCAGTATTTAGACATTGTGGGAAGAAACGCATGGTCATCACTAAACTTCCAAGGACCAAGAGGTATGACAGAAGAAGTGATGCAAGAGTTCTCACAAGAACCCGGTGCACGTAACTACGTGCCACCAAACGTAAACATTGAACCACAGCAAACTGCAGAAGCACCACAATCTATATTGCAAGCGATGAACACATTAGAGAGAGCAATCGAAGCAAACACAGTGCCTGCAGTTGCCAGAGGAGAAAGACCATCTGGTGCAGCATCTGGATACCACACTGCTGTTCTTGCAGGTATAGCCAGCTTGAACTTTGGTGCGATTGTAGATGCAACAGAACGTGGCTTCCAAGAAGCTAACGAAATTATTTTAAGAATTGTTGAAGACGTAATTGGTGATACAGTTACAGTGTTTGGCATGACAGAAGCTGGAAGTACAGACGCTAAGATAAAGCCAAATGACATACGTGGACACTATGTAAGTGCAGTTCGTTTAACATCAACAAGTCCTGAAGAACAAGAACGAAAACTGTCATTATGGCGAGATACTTGGAGAGCTGGATTTGTAGACTGGACTACTGCCCTACGAAAAGCTGGTGTGTCTAACCCACTAGAAGTTGTGGGTAACAGAATAGCTGAAGATTTCTTTAACTTACCACAGATACAACAAGCATTCTCTCAACTAGCAGCACAGAGTCTACCGATACTTCAGCAAGCTGTAGAAGCTGCAACTCAAGGCGTAGAGACTGGAATAGACGCAGGTGCTATAGCAGAAAATATTTTAAACTCACAAGGTGGCATGCAGTTACCTAATGCAGGTAATTTTAGTGCAACCAATCAACCGGGTCCGGGTGGTCCACAACAAGGACCAGTAAGACCAGTAATACCCGGTAGTGTTGAGGAACAAAACTTAATTGGTAGGCAAATGACTAGCCCAAGAAGAGGACCACAGCCTACAGTTGGTGGAGAAGTACCACCGGGTCTCGACAACATAGGAGCATAATGGCATACAAAGATAAAAGGTCAGTAAGAAACTTATCACCCATAGAAGCTGGGTTTGTAAGGTTCTTTGAACTTATGGAAACATCATTTAAAAATGTAAACAGCAACTATAAAAACATTGAAGTACAGGAACCAAAGCCTGTTCAAAGGAATCCAAGGACTCCAGACAGAGATTTAAATAATCCGTTCCAAGGAGGAATTTGATGCCACATACACCGGGACATAGCCCTTTTGATATTTACGCCTTACGTGGTGAAGGTGGAGAACTGATAGGCTCAGAAGATATAATAAAAAGAAGAGATGACGAACAAGCAAGAACATTTCAAGCTGCAGCTCCTCCAGCAGGAATGGTTGACCCTAACCCTGCAGCTTCAGCAGCAGCTTTTTCAGCTCCATCATACCCATTTCCAAGTAATGCTAGTTCAATAGGAAATCCTAGTATGGCAGCAAGCACAATACCTGTAGATAATTTTGCTCAAAGAGAAGAAGAGATTTTAAGCCAAAGGAGAATGGAAGAAGAAAGAAGGATTGAAGCTGAAAGAAGACTAAGAGAGCTTGAAGAAAGAATTAATCAGATGTCTGCTGGTGCTCAAATGGTACCATCAACAGGTGCTTTTGGTGCTGGCACAGAGGTCAGCCCAGACCCAGAAGTAAGAAGAACAACTCCTAGATTATATGCAGGTTTAAATACTGCAGGATTCCAAAGGGGTGGTGGGCAGTTTGGTGATTTTGCTCCTTTGCCAAGTGCAGCTCAACAAGATACAGGTGCTTTGATTGACCCTATGGATATAGCAAGAAGAGACTTTGCAGACCCTGCAAGATTATATGTAGAGTCAGGTGGCGAGTTTAATTATCAATTAATACAAGAAGCATTAAGAAATTTTGCTAATCAACCTGATGTTAATTTAGCACCAGACGCTTCATACTTACTATCAAGAGTTGGTATTGATTCAAGATTTTTATTAGACGATTTATTTAGAGAATTTAATAATGCAACCCAAGGACCTAATGCACGTATGAGTCCAGAAGAATTTTTATTTAGATTTACAGGAACAGGACCGGGCACGAAAGTTGGAGAAGCTTTAAATAAGCTTTCTTTGGCAGAAGGTAACTTGTCAGCATTATTGCCAGCAGACAGAGCAACTATTGAACAATATCAAGTTGCTAACGGAGCTATACCAAATGAAACATTAAGGCTTTACGGAATACCAACATCAACACCTCCAAGAGAAGTTGTTGGTGGTGGAGTAAGTAGCGAACAAGGTGTTGCAGGAGAGCAAGGAGCAGGAACTGGTGGAGGAGCTATGGGACCATTTCAAGCTGGAGGTGCTGGTCAAATAAATACTGAACCAATTACTCTAAACGCAGGTCAACAATCAGCAATATTCCAAGCAGGTTATGACGCTATTGAAGCATTAAGAGCTGGACAGACAGGTGTTAGATTGCCAGATGAAATATTCCAAATAGCAGCAAATGATGCAGCAACAGGTAAAACATATTCAACTGCTCAAAATATTATTGAGTCTTTTGATTTTGGTGTAACCCCTGAAGCACAAGTACAAGTTGCAAACATAGAAGCATCAACGGCAGCAAGAGAACTAGACTTAGCTGAAGATAGAGCAACAAGAGAATTTCAAATTGCTCAACAACAAATATTGAATACTGCAGGACAAATTGACAATGAATTTAATATAGCTTTGGGTGACTTAGAATTAAGGCAACTTACGCAATCACAACAAAATCAAATAGAACAATCAAGGCTAGCTTTTGATGAAAGAAACGCAAGAGCAAGCAGAGGTCTTGAAAGAGAACTAGCACAAGCAAGCAACAAAACAAATATTGATATTTCTAATATACAAGCTGAAGCCTCAAGGTTTGTTGCTACAGAAAATGGATTAGCTGCTAGAGACGTAGCTATATTTAATAAAGCTAGTGCAGCAGAAGTAGCAGAAATTACTGGGCTTAGTAAATCACAAGTTGCAAATATCCAAGGTCAATACAACAGGCAGATTGCATCACTTACTGGTTTAAGTCAGCAAGAGGTTGCTAGAATACAAGGTGCAAATCAATTAGCAGTTGAAAAAGAAAGATTAAGTGCACAGGAAACTATTTCAAGCAATCAATTAGCAAATGCTATTACTTTAGCAGGGCTTAACAACACAAACACTGCAACAATAGCAACAGCTCAAAATGCTGCAGCTATAGCAGTTGCTACAGCAAATAACACAAGTGCAGGTGAGATTGCTAAATTACAAGGAGATGATGCTTTTAAACTTTCACAGATGCAAATTAGTGAACAGTTTAAAGGTGAAGCTGAAATAGCAAAACTTCAAAAAGATTATCAAAAAGAACTTGCTACTCTTACTGGAACAACAGAAGAACAGATAGCTTCTATACAAGCACAGTCTAATCAATCTATAAATGATGCTAGAATTGCTGGTGAAAAAGAAGCATACACTGCACAGCAACAATTTCAATCACAAGAAGCTCAGGCTCAAAGAACTTTTGAAAGTGGTGAAGCTACGGCTCAAAGAACTTTTGAGGGTCAGCAAGTAACAGGTCAACAAACTTTCCAAGCTCAGGAAGCACAATTAGATAGAGATGCACAAGCAGAAAATGTAAGGTTACAATTCTTAAATGGATTGCAACCAGCAGAGTTTGCAGAACTGCAAAGAGATATTTCAAGAGGTGGTTTAACCGTAGAACAATCGGAAAACCTTGCTGCACTTGTAGCTAGAGGTGGTTTGAGTGCAGAAGAAAGATTAGCAGAAATGAATGCAGAAAGCAGAACTGACGAAATGAATACCCTTGTATCCTTGCTTTCTAACCCACAAGCACTTGGTGCATTCGTAACTGCAATATCTGGTGAGTTGCCATTCGAGACTGTTCCTACTATGGGTCAGTTAGCAGAGATGACTCCTAACAGAATACAATACTTGCAAGGTGCATTATCTGCACTTGGTATTGACCCAACAACTTTTGTAAGGATGGCTCAGTCAGTTACTCCACAAGCATTTCAAGAATCAGGACCATTTAGTCAAATATCAGCAATGATAGCGTAGGGTAGTCATGGTAACACCTTTTGAAAGAAACAGAAGAAGAACAAGGACTAGAGGCACAACTGGAGTGCAAAAGTCTGCTATGCCTTATGCAGCAGCACTGCTTAATGATTACCAAGGCAAAGAGCCAATCCCTTTTACAACAGTAGATAGCGTAAATGTAAATCAAGAAATACTGCAACAAAAGAGACAGCAAGAAATAGAACAGCAAAAACAAAAACTTAGAGGACCGTTTAGTGGTATAGCATCTTTAGCCCCACAAGTTAACAGAGACAAAGGTTTTGGTTTTGGAACTGAAGATTACGCACTACCATTAACTGAGCCTTCTAAAGGTGGTCCATGGAAATTTGTTCTTGAAAAAGCAATAGCACCAACATTGCAAAAGTGGCAGGAGGTAACAGAATGGACTGCAGGTACAGTTTCAACACCTTTTAGTACAGAATTACAAGCAGCAGCAAATGCTGGTATAAGTGCTGGTGAAAGATGGAGAAACCTTGACTTGCCTACTAAAAGAATTGGCAAACCATCAGGAGAAGGTTTTGGATTTAACGTTGGTGTAAAAGGTGCAGTAGAAATGTTGGTTGACCCTATTGGGTGGGCAACTGCAGTTATACCTGTAGGTATAGTATTTAAACCTGCAGCGTACGCATCTAAAAGATTAGGTCAAGCTACAGCTAAAGTTACAGGATTAGAAAAATATAGCAAAAAAGGGCGAGAGACATTTGCTGAACGTGCTAAAGGGTTTGACAAAGAAATTGCAACTGAAATGTCAAGCATAGAAAAAGATATAGCAAAAGAACTTATTGAAAGAAATACACTGGCAGGCAATGGTTTTGGCAAACTAGAAGACACTACAACTATTATTCAACCTAAATCAGAAATGAACTTGTTGATGGATTACACAACTGTAATGGACAACAAACAACAGCTTGGTTTTTTTGATGGCATATCTGCTTACATAAATCAAAAAGCTACTGCAGGCGAAAAGAAAAAAGGTGGAGTGTTCTTTAGAATGCTAGACAACCCAATACAGAAATTTAGACCTAGTGTTGCAGCATTGCAAACTAAAGAAGGTCGTGCATTATATTACTTTAACCAGTACAAAACAGCTATACCAACAGAAGCAAGATTGCTTAGAGACGAAATAATAGATTTTGACGAAGACACACTGTTTGGTTTAACAAACGGCAAAGTGCAAAAAGTTTTGCCTAACCAAGCTAAGGACCCAGAAGGTGTAGACATGCAAAGTTTTTACACTACGATGAAGTTTTACAAGGCACAGATTGCACGTGAAACAATACCAGTAAATATATTTAACGAACAAAAAGAAATAGCAATTAGTTCTCCTATGTACAAAATAATTAAAAACATTGAGGATGTGGCAGGAATAACACCTGATACAAACATAATTGTAAATTACAATAACGGTGTAGCTAATATATCAAACAGGCAAGGGTTTCAGCTTGGCACATTTGATTTTAAATTTCTTGATGAAGTATTAGGCAGTGAAGATACAATTATTTCTAAATTACAAAAGGGATACAATATATCACAAAAAGAAGCTAAGCGTCTTAGAAAAAGTGTTCACAGTTCTATAAACCAAATGGTCAAGAAAGCTGACGCAGCAGGTGCAACAACAAATATTTACCAAAAAAATGTTGACAATGTATACGATAACCTTAGTTTTGCTGGATTTACTTTTAACCCATCAGACACAATTATTTATAATATCGGCAAAGGGTCACAGGTAGAAAGAAGAAAAAGAATTGGAAGTTTCATTGATTCATTAACAGAAGAAGTAGAACAAACTATTAAAACTCGTTCTGGTGTAGAAGTTAAAAATAGAAAAGTAATATTAAATGACTCCAGAGGACAACTGCAAAGAGCAAACAGAACATATAAAAACACAATAAGAGAATATCTAAATGATTTTAATAATCTTGATGACGCAGGCAAAATAGCATTAGACCCAAAAAGTATTGCAGGCAGAGGGGTAACAGCTACTGATGATTACGCAAAACTTGTAAATGAAATACCAGACTTCAACAGTATTGAAGAAGCATTGATTGGTTTAAGAAACTTAGACAACGGATTGTCTAAGGGACAACTAAGGGTAAATCTTAGAAAAGTTGTTAATGCAGACGAAGCAGCAGAATCTTTATCAAGGCTTATCGGTGAAGACGAAATGAAAGGTATAACAAGAGAATTAATCAGGCAAATAGGCGTTAAAGACGGTAAAAGATTAGATTTCTTAGGCAGGACTGACAATATTGTAAATGGTCAGTTAAACGATTTATTTAAAAGAAGTGATGCTTTTGACGGTGAGGTTGTTTACAAGCAACTTGAGCAACAATTTGGCAAACAACAAAAAAGAGTTGGTGATGTAAAGAAACAATCGGACATGAAAAACGAATTTAAAAAGATTTATGACGCAGATATAGAAGCTGTTTTTGAAAAAGAAATGCCATGGATGCAATTTGTTGACATGGCAGGATTTGTTGTTGGTCACTCGCACAGAACAGGAAGACCTATAAGATTGTGGGAGACTGGCTACTTTAAATTAGGAGACAAGCAAAAAGAATATTTAGACAGAGTTTATTCTATTATGGATGAAGGTGGAATGATGGCACGAGAGCAAGGTGCACTTAAAGCTATGGATGATATTGTCGAAATGAAAACTTCAAATTATTTTCATCATGTTGTAGAAGACTTTGGTGATGCGACAGTTGAGTACCTTGAAGGACTTGGTGCAACAATGACCGGCAAAAGAGGAACTGCTGCATTAGCAGCACAAAGTGCGTTCCAAAAAAGGTCATATAGAGATTTTATTACAGAAGGTTTTGAAGAGCAGGGATTGCAATATTCACAAGAAGTTGCAAACGTTGTACAGAGTTTTGTTGAAGCAACACAAACTGCAGTAGCCAATACTCATGTTGTAAACAAATTAAAAAAAGTTGGGACAGAAATTAAAAATTTATTAGATGTAAAAAATCAAACAGCAAAGCAAGCAGCTTTTAAAAATTCTGTTGATGCTGTTAGACAAATATCAAATGCTATGAGACAACCGTTGTCTGATGCAGACAGTCAAAACTTAAGAAAATTGTATCAAGATGATGAAGCTGTGAGAGGTATTATACGAAGAGCAGTAGGTGATGATGCTAAAGAGTTTGACAGAATATTTGGCACAGTAGACGATGATTTTGCAGGCGAAGCAGGCAGGTTGTTAGGAAAAGAAAAAGTAGATGACCTAATAGAAGGTTTCCAAAAACAAGCAGATTCAGAACAATACATGTTAAAAAGAATAAACGAAGCTGCATTTCAAGGTCGTATCACTAAAACAGAACAAGCTAAGTTTGGTAGAACAAAACAAGTTGTCCTTAAAAGAGGTGTTACTAGGTATACAGGTGCACCAGAAAATGTAAACGTAGATGTTCTTAAGGATACTTTTTTTGATGATGACATAGCAAAAAAAATAGAAAATACTTTAGGCATATCTGAGCCAACTAGATTTGAAAAATTTGCTGAGACCACAGGAAGCATTGGTGACGTGTTTAGGTTGTTCCAGACAGGTATTGACCTTGGTACTCCATTACTGCAAGGACTGCCAACACTTGTTACAAATCCAAGCGTATGGGCAAAAAGTACAGGACAAATGTTTAAAGGTTTGTTTAGTGAAGAAGCTGGTGCAGTTGCAAGACGTGAGTTCTTTTTGCAGAACAAACAGAAAATTAGAAAGATGAACAGCATTGGAATACTTATGTCTGGTCAAGGTAATGATTATTATAGAGCACTTGATAAAGACAGCCTTACATTAAAAACCTTAAGCAACCAAGGATTTAGTCCTGACGGCAAAGTTGTTAAGAGTGCCAGATTAATTAAAGAGCAAGGGTTTGATAGATTTCAAAATGCCTTTGAAGATTTTGGTGACAGAATTAGATTAAGTTTGTTTGAAGCACATGAACAGCAGATACTTTCTAGTTTAGATGATGCTGGTAAAGCAGCATATAGAACAGGTGGTGTGTCTGCAATACAAGACTCAGCAGTAAAAAAAGAATTTAAAGAACTAGGAGAATACGTAAACCAGATGACAGGTGCGTTTAGTCATACACAAAACATGATATCAAGAAGGCAAGCTAACTTTGAAAGAGCATTCTTGCTATTTTCCCCTTCTTATACACGTGCATCAGCAGGATTAATTGGAAGTGCGATGACAGGTGGAGTGAAAGGTGACCTTGCTTACAGAGCAATATCTAATATGTTAATGGCAGGTGTAGGCATGCACACAGCTTATGCTTTTTCTAGGAGTGCAGCAGAGGGTGAACCACTAGAAAAATATTTAAGACTAGACCCATCAAAGTCAGATTTCTTAACAGCAGATATTAATGGTGTAAAAGTTGGTGTAGGTTCTTTTTGGAACTCTTCGGCAAAATTATTAGCAAACATTGCATCTGACCCTGCATTTAGGGGAGATTTGCTTGACTCACCTTTATTGCTTACAGGAGCTGGCAGAGGTCAATCTGGTTTTGACGAACAAGGTATTAGACAAAAACTTGGAAACAACCCACTTGTAAGATGGCTTAGAGGAAGAGCTGCTCCGGTTGGTTCGCATTTCTGGAACTTAGGTATGGGTAGCACTCCATTAGGCGAAGAACTGGACCCTATTAGCGTAGACAATGCTCAAGAAATAGCAGGTTCTATAGCTCCGTTTTGGATACAAAGTGTATTTGATGCAGACAATAAAGCTAAAGGGCTTGGTGCTATACCTGCAGAGTTTATTGGTCTAAGAACTTACGAGACTGCAGCATGGGAAAAAAGAAAAGAACTCAGAAACGATTTAGCTTATGCACATTACGGAAAACTGTGGAGAAACTTAAATAGTGTAGAAAAAAGAAATGTAGAAGTTGTTGAATCTACAAGTCCTAATGGTCAAAGGCTAAACGAGCTAGATGCAGAAATAAAAGAAAAAAGGCAACAGATTGGTGGCAGCGAATTAGATGAGCTGTTAGAAGATTATAACGAAGAAAAAGAAGTGATAGACAATATATATAAAGCTGAAATGGAAGAAGCATCTTTAGCTTACAGAGAAGGTGGAGTAAACGAAGCTGGTGAATTTATATTTGGTTCCCCTGCTGATTACATTAAGTTTGAAAAACATTTACGTGGGCAAAGAAATGCTAGATATGAAACTATAGACATAGACCCAGACTATCAAAATGTGCAGTTGTATTATGACAGTTTTAGTCAATTTGATAAATTAGAAGTCCCTGAAGATTACTTTGCAAAAAAATATGCAGATATATATTTTGACCCTGAATGGGACAAAGCAAACTATTACGACTTTGTAGGAAGAGATGCAGCAATTCAAGACCTTTTAAATTCATGGGGTGGCAATCAAGAAGAACTAAAAGCGTATGCAACTAATTCTATATTTGGAGCAAAAATTACTAAAGATAATGACCCTTCAGGCATATTGGCAGAATATTACCTTGGTCAATATAAATACTTTGACCTTTATTATAAAGGTGCACATGATTCAATATTTCAAAATAAATATCAAGGTCAGTTAGATGAAGCATACGAACAGTGGAGAACATCTAATCAAACTGACAAACAAAATATTTTAAAGAAAAACCAGCTCCTAAGAAAAGCTTTTAGCGAAGTTGGTAATGTTAGAGGAGCACTTAGGACCAGAGATGCTGACTTAGATGCTTTTATGTACAGATTTAGGGTTGGTGGCATTACTTCTTTAATGAACCCTTTAAATCGAAATAGAGAGGAAGAGCTGCAACAATTAACTGCAATGGAAGTGTATACTCCACAGTGGAGAGTTGCAGGTACATAAAATGAATATTATAATCAAAAAAAAGAAATCATTGGAAGGCTACGGCTATGACAACAGAAAAAGATAATATTGAACAACCAGAGACTACGGTCGAGGAACCCTCTGTAGAAACCCCTGAAAAGGAGAATACAGAGTTACTAGAGCAGGCAGTGCAAGACGCAGAAGCTAAGGCAGATGTTGAAGAACAGCCCTCATACTTAACTGAAGAGGACGTTAATAGAATACTGAAAGAACGTAAAGACGCATTTGATAATGCACAAGGACGAGCTCAGCAGTATACAAATCAAAAGGTTCAGGAAATTCAGGACAACGCTAAGGCAAATATAAAAGAATTTATGAACGATTTTTCATCTATATTGGACGAAGACCAAAAAGAAGTCTTAGACCAAAAGATGCAGGAGCGAGAAAGAAAAGCTAAAGAAGAGAAACTTGACCAGTTAATTGAAAACATGGACAAGCCTCAGCAAGGTTCTGGCGTAACTCCTGATAATCTTGAAGACTTAGAATCGGCAGTTAAGGACACAGCAACGGCATTAGGTTTAAACATTGATGTTAGAAGTAACAAAGATGTTTGGAAAGGCTGGGATGCAGGTATGAGTTTTTCTCAATCTGTTAAAGTAGCCAACGCCAACCTAAAAGCCATGGCACAAACAGGAAAAAAAGAGCCTGTACAAGAACAACCGGCTGCACAGAAAGTGCCTCCGACTACACAGGGTGCACCTACACAACCTAAAAGGGCGTATAGGAGCCTCGGTGACTTGTCGAATGCAATGATTGCTGGGCAGATAACGACTGAACAGTACAGAGCTTTAAAGAAAAAACTTTAAAAAAAAGGAAAAATTAGATGGCAACAGGATTGACATTATCGTCAAGCTCAAGTCTGTCAGACATGTCAAAGACAGTTATTGCTTCGGCAATATCTAACATTGAACCTGCTGGTCCTACAAACCAGTTAGTGTCAAGGTATGACATTCCTCAAGGTGCAAAGCAAGTTAATATCCCTATTTGGGGAAGAAACGATGCTCACGCACTAACTGAGGGTGTAGACATAAATACACCACAACAACTTTCTGTTACTGTGACAAGCATTACTGCATCTGAACACGGTATCATGACTTTTGTTTCTGATAGATTAAGCAGACAAAACAACGAAGACATATTAGCACATGTAGGTGAAGTGCAAGGTGGAGCTTTAGGTAGATTACTTGAAGACGACCTTATCACATTATTCGATGGGTTCTCAAACTCAATCGGTTCTGATGGTTCAAACCTAACATACAGAGATATTGCTGGTGCAGTATCTTACTTAAAAACTGACAACAACTCATCTTATGGTATGGCTCCGGGTACGCCTAACGCAGTTATGCACCCTGAACAAATCAGAAGATTCGTACAAGAAGTTACTGGCATACAGGCTGGTGGTTCTGGTATGGCTGCACAGCCTATCCCAGAAGGTATCACTGCTGACGTAATCCAAAACTACTTCAGAGGAAACGAAAGAGCATTTGGTGTACCGATTTTCCAATCAGGTGTACTAAGCAGAGATTCTGCTGGAGACGCTAAAGGTGCAGTATTTGTACCGGGTGCACTAGCATTAGCTATGGCTCACGAAATGGAAGCTGAAGAAGAAAGAGATGCGTCATTAAGAGGTACTGAAATGGTAATGGTAGGTGAATGGGGAGAAGCTGAAGTAGCTGACCCTTGGGGTGTAGAAATGTATGGTGCTGCAGACGCACTATAGGAGGATAAATGACGACTAACCAAGATTATTACGTAAAACAGATTGAGACTAACGATGCTCATCAGTACACAACAATCTTTGATTCTGTGACTGGTGCACCATTCAGAGTAAAAAATGAAATGGTAGGGCATTACCTTGAGAAAGTTAAACGTAAAAATAAGGTTGTCGACAATAAACTGGTACCTTCTGACAAGTTGATACCAGCCTTCGTTAAAACAACAAATGAAATTATTGGTTCTCCGTCTTCCGGCAAGATTGATAGGGTTGCTCCTGTCAGTCAGGTTAAAGCTGGGAAACGAAGACGAGGTAGGAGAGGTAGAAAGAAATGACTACTCTATTAGGCAGATGGGAAACCATCGTAAAACAAATAAGGTTTGAGAATAATTGGGCTGAGATTCTTAAGAGTTATCTTGAGGAACAAAAGCTTGACGAACTTCCTGAGCCTGAATGGTCTGATGACCCTACCATGGCTTATGTTTATCTACCAGCTCGTTCGCTAAATGGTGAACTGGTACGGTATGACAAAACTAAAGCAAGAATGTTTCCAGAAAGCATCGTTGGGTATCTTGAGAAAGGTGGTCTTATGAAGCTCCCTGCAAAGGTTGCAGCATCTAAGACGAAAGAGCAGCTCCCTAAGATGGAAACGGAGAAACCAAAACTTGATAAAAAAATTGAAAAATTAGGAGACTTACAAGATGAGTAACACTATGGGTAACAAGTATGACTCTTCCAATGCAGAGACTCTATCTGGAGCTAAGACCTTAGCCGTCACTGACGCTAAGTTTCAATTCTTAGACCCCGGAGGTTCTGCAAGAAACGTAGACTTGCCTGACTTAAGAACACTTACTACTGATACAAACTCAGAAGGAACAGGTGACGCTTATACAGCCAGATACGTTGACGCTCAAAGTGGTTTTTTTTCTATTAGCAACACTGCTGATGGAAGCGAAGTAATCACTGTTAGAGGATGGAACGGTTCATCTACAACTGGAACTATATGTACACCAACTCAAAACGAGACTGCATTCCTTTACTGGACTGGAGCAACTAACGGATGGATTGGTATAGCTGGTTCTGACGCATAAGCAATGAAATAGCGTGACTGGGGTTTGTTAAAGTTACATTCCCAACCTAACTCCCAAAGACCCCAGTCATCTTTAAAGGAGATAAGATGGCATTTGGACATCAAAAATTAACGGTAGCAGACTCTGCTGTCGGACTAACAGTACCTGCAGGCGTAAACTATGCTTGCATATCAATAGAGACTGCTGCAGTAAGATTAAGAGTTGATGGCACAAGCCCTACAGCAACAATTGGGTTTCTTGCTAGTGCAGGTCAAGAACTAAAAATATTTGGAAATGACCAGCTAACAACAATTAAATTTATTAGAGACACAAGCACATCAGGTGTATTAAACATACAGTATGGTGTAACTGTTGACGGCAAGCACTGTATAGATATCAATGGGTAAATATAATAAATCAAATAAAAATAACATATTTAGAGACAAGCCAGAGATTACAATCTCAGAACACAATGTTGTAAAGAACGGCAAGAAGATGAAGATTGTAGTACCTGAAGGCAAGATAGGGTATGGAGATGTAGAGTCGCATGCACAGATGGCTGGCGACCTTGCAACAAAACACAGCGATGACAACAAAGCAGGAGAGAAAGCCTACGAAGAAGTAAGGAGACATCGTGACACAGACTCTGGTTCTACCATAGAAGAAAACAAGCTTAAGGTGGCTTACGGAAAGATGGCAAACAGAATGCCTGTAATACAGCAATTTAATATTACAGACAATACTGGTAAACACATTGCAACTGAGTATCTATTTATGAAGACAGAGCCTAGTGGTTTAACAAGACCTCTTAAGATAAGGGTTGACTTAGACACAGGTAAGGCACAGGAGATACCAGTATAATGGCTACAACCACTGCACTAAGCACAATACTGCCACAATTTGCTAGAAGAATAGGGTCTTACATAGGTTCTTTTTCTACAACTACCACAATAACTACTAACACATCTGTAATAGCTACTGGTCTTAGAGACCTTGGGTTTACAGATGACGATGTGTTAAATGATTCTTTTATTAAGATTACAAGTGGTAACAACCTTAATGACGTTAGGTTGATTGCAGATTACACAGGTAGCAGTGGGACAATTACTGTAGCTGGCACAAACTTTAGTGCTGACAGTGGTACAGGAACTACATTTGAGATATACAGGTATGACCCTGACCAACTTAGAGATGCACTAAACGATGCAGCTAGACAAGCATTCCCTGCATTGTTTAAAAGAATAGACGACAGGACATTGACTGTCGCACCTTCGCAGGCACGATACGAGCGACCAAGTAGTATAGAGCCGGGTTACATACGGCAGGTATACTTGCTCCCGAAGCTTGAGTCTAAGACTTACACAGAAAATATATTAAACGACCAAAATGTAGACATGGAGCTAGACTCCAGCTTAACTAACTGGACAGACAGCACACACATTACTGCTGCAGTAGAAGTAGACACAGTTAGTCCTAACAACTACATGGTGTACAGAGGTGACCAAAGTGCTAAGCTTTCTTGTGCTGCAAGCAACACTGGTACATTTACAATATCAGTTACTGACCCTACAAATTATGAATCAGAAGAGTTAAACTTTTCTATATGGGTATATTCAAAATACGCAAGCCTTGTATCACCAATGCTGCAAATAGATTCCGACACTGTTGTTACAGGTACGAGCCACAGTGGAGGTGGCTGGGAAAGATTGACAGTATCTACTACAGCTTCAAACGTTGGAAGCACAATAAAAGCAGGATTAAGTTTCGCCAGCAATGGTGCGATATACACTGTATATGCAGACGAAGCTATCCTAACTTCTGGACCTAGTGCATCACCTTTAGGCTACGAGTCTATTGTTTTTGACTGGAACGAAGAAGGCGACAATCTTATATTTAATACACAACCACCACCACATTACCAGTTACATGTAGTTGGGTGTGGTGCTCTGGAAACACTTACGGCTGGTGCAGATACAATCACACTTGAACCACATCGTGTTAACTTGCTGCTAGATTACGCAGCACTTACATTCTTTGAAGGTGAGCTAGACCAGTCATCAACTGATGACCAGAATGCAATACTCAGGCAAATAACGCACTACAGAAATAAAACGCAGACAGGGAAGGGAGAAATGGTAGCACCATCACTTAAGAAAAACCTGCTGCCTGCTGACAGTGCATCTATGTTTGGGAGTTATTAATGCCATCCAACTACGATATTAAGTTAACAAATACAGATGGTTCTGCTAATGAAGTTAAGCTTACTCTTGATAGAACACAACAAAGTGGTGGATATGCAGTAGAGCATATCTCCCCTGCCCCACCTAATCAAGCAACTGATGCTGCTAACTACCAACAACAATCACCAGACCTTGGACTTGTAGTAGACCAAGACTCTTTTCACAGAGGGTTTGGGCAATCGCTCCTAGAGCGTTTTGATGACGCAAGTAGTGCCAACGCTGCTTTGAGTCGTTATGCGTACTCTGAGGGCGTGTTAGGCATGTTTAAAGGCGAGATGGTGTTGGGTTACAAAGAAGATGAAGTTAATGTGATACTTAGAAACGGCACACTAGAGAACGGTGGTGTGTCAGAATTTACTGGCACAGATATAACCCTAGCAATAGATAGTGACACAGTAAGAACAGGTGACTTCTCAATGAAAGCTACAGTTACAAGTAACAGTGGCACAATTACACAAGCATACTCAGGAAGCTCTACAGTTCTAAGAAGTAGAGAAGTAACGTTTGCTGCATTTGTAAGAAGAGAAAGTGGCTCAGGTACTATTACAGCTAAGATTACAGACAGTGCTGGTACAACTACTGGAACTGCATCTACATCGGCAGCAGCCAGTGATTGGGAAGTTGTATACGCAACTAGAACTATAGACTCAGGTGCTACAAGCATTACATTTACATTAACTGCTAGCACAAGTAGTGACGTATTTTATGTAGATGATATACATGTCACACCCTCTGGTGGCACAGACTGGACTAATCCACAAGAGTTTGATGGCAACATATATGCAGCAGCAGGAAGAGTTGTTTACAAATGGAATGACAGTGAAGAGTATTGGGCAGCAGTATATGCTGACGCAGCTTACAACATAACAGACATGATTAGTTTTGATGGTGCATTGTATATAGGCTTTGGAACATCAGCTACATATCAAAGAAGCACAGATGGAACTACATGGGCTGTACCTGCTACTAACAGTGGCAATGGAAGATATGCTGAGTTCTTTGAAAGAGCACGAAACAATAACGGCAACTATGCACTGTTTAAAAGCAGAGCAAACCAAGTGTCATTATCAGTAGACCCTTCAGACACAGCTAACTGGGGTAGTGAGCTACAAGTTGGAGACAGCGACAGAAAAATTACTAACCTTGTGCAGGCTAACGATATCTTGTACATAGGTCGTGAAGATGGCTTGTTCTCTTATGACAGAAGTACACAGAAGTTTAGAGACTTGCAGCCTGAAGCTAACCTGTTTCCAGACGACAACAACTTTAAGGCAGCAACTGGTAGAGCAGGACAACTGTTTGCATCAGGTGGTGACCAATCTTTCTGGCAGATAGGTGATGGCTTCTTTGACGGAGCTAAAAGTTGGACAGACTTATCATATTTATTTAAAGCCTCTGGTATACGTGGGTTTGGTGGAAGAGTGTCTGCAGTAACACAAGACAGAAACAATTTGTTTGTAGCACTAGCAGACGACCTTGAAGGAGAGTCTGGATTTCCATACACATTCCCATTTGCTTTTGCTGGTTCAGGCAGGTCACAAGCAGTCAAGCTTATAGGTGTGCGTACACAACGTGAATCACCATCAGACAGCCCTGAGCAAGTAGCACACACAATAACTAGCTTTAGTGTGTCAGAGATTACAGCTATGGGTAAATTTAAAGGCACGGATGCTGTTAGAACAAGTATGTTTGTATTTGGAAACAAAGTAGAAGATGACTTGGCAGCAATATCCAACGACACAGTATTAAAAGCTTTTAGGCTTAGAATGCCTATTAGAAACGAGAACCCTGCACTAAACTCTTTGTCAGAGCACAGGTTAACGGGTAACTTCTACACATCATACGTAAACTTTAATTTTCCAGACGTAAATAAGTCAGCTATTAAAATTACAGTTACAGGCAGAAACTTAGACTCTAACAAAAAAGCTACAGTATTTTACAAAACTGACGATGCTACAGATGACGACACTACTGGCTGGACAACTTTTGGTAGCTCAGGAACAGTTACGTCAGCATCAACAACAATTACATCTAGCATACAGTTAAACTTTAAACGCATAAGGTTTAAGATAAAGCTAGATACTAACGACAATTCTTCTTCCCCTGTTATAACTGGATTTGTATTTCATGCTGCATGGAACCCTATTGAATACAGGCGATGGAGTGTGATGGCTAAGATTAGTGATAAGAGAAGCCTAGCTATGCGTAGGGTACGTACACGTACGTTACGTACTACCGACCTTAATAATCTTGAGACCTTGAGAAAAGAACCCTTTATCCTTTATACTGACCTTGATGGCACAAGTCATTATGTAAGTTTGCGATATCGGGACGAGTTAATCAAATCTCGAATACAATCTACAAGAAATGTAGAACTTGACCAAACAAGACGGTTAGTATTAGAACTAACGGAGGTGAAAACAAGCTAATGGCAAACGAATTAATACATAAAACGGTAGGTACACAGCTTACACAATCTGAGTACGACCATATAGAAGCACATAAATTTAATAATCAAGCTATAGGAGATTTAGCTTATGCAAGTTCAGCAGACCAATTATCAAAACTTGGAATTGGTACAGCAGGGCAAGTATTAGAAGTAAGCAGTGGAATCCCTGCATGGACAGCAGCAATCACAGGTGCTACATCAATATTAAACACAGCTTTAGTTATAGGTAGAGATGCAGACAATGACATAGACTTTGCAACTGACAACACAATTTTATTTAGAGCTGATGGTGCAGACCAGATTAAACTTACTAATGGTGCATTATTACCTGTAACAGATGATGACATTGATTTAGGTTCATCTTCTTTGCAATTTAAAGACGGACACTTTGACGGCACAGTAGAAGCTGATGCAATTACAGTTGGTGGAACAGCAGTATTAACTGGTGGTGCAGAAACAGCGATTACCTCTATATTAAACACAAGTTTAGTTCTTGGTAGGGATGCTGATAACGATATAGATTTTGGCACAGACAACAATATTATTTTTAGAGCAGGGGCTCAAGACCAGATTAAACTAATAGACGGAGCGTTAGCACCAGTCACAGATAATGATGTTGACTTGGGTACAAGCTCACTTGAATTTAAAGATGCTTTTTTTGATGGCACAGTAACCTCTGATGCTTTTGCAGGTCCACTTACAGGTGATGTCACAGGTAATGCAGATACAGCAACAGCTTTAGCTACAGGCAGAACTATTGGTATGACAGGTGATGTTGTATGGACATCTGCATCATTTACAGGTGCAGGTAATGTAACTGGCTCTGCAACTATTCAAAGCACATCAGTTGAATCAGGTATGTTAAATAACAATATTATTTCAGGTCAAACAGAAATTACTTCAGGTTTAGCAGATGCAGACGAATTATTATATTCAGATGGTGGAGTCCTTAAAAGAGTAGGGTTAGACACACTATCAACAAAAGTTTTAACTGGTAATGCTGCATCAGCAACAATACTAGCAACTGCAAGAGCAATTAATGGTGTTGACTTTGATGGTTCAGCAGCAATAACTGTAACAGCAGCAGGTTCAACTCTTAGTGACACAGTTCCTGTAAGTAAAGGTGGTACAAACGCAACATCTTTAGCAGACAAAGCTGTATTAATTACACAGGACTCTGGTACAGACACAGTTGCAGCAGCAGCTATGTCTACCAATGGACAACTACTTATTGGTGGTACAAGTGGACCAGCAGTAGCAACTCTTACACAAGGTAGCAATGTAACAATAACAAATTCTGATGGTGCAATAACAATAGCAGCAGCTAGTGGTAGCAATACAATGGGAGATGGTTGGGTACTTGAAGATGGTGATGGTACAGAAGTAACAATTACTGAAAACAAAGAAGTTAAATTTGTTGAAGGTAATGGTATTGATATTAACTGGACTGACACAGATAACGGAACTGATGCTGACCCATACGACCTTACGTTTACAGTAGACCACGATGCAGCAAGTAACTTTGTTGCAGCAGAACATTATGATTGGTCTAGCGATATTAGTGGCACAGCTACAATACACGCAAACAACGTAACCGATTTGCATGGAGCAGGTGTTGATGGCTCAGCTAATCAACTTCTTACAGATGATGGAGATGGGACTGTTACATCCGAATCAGGCTTATCATTTACTGGAACTGCATTATCGCTTGCAGGTAATATAGTTGCAAGTGGAACAAGTGACCACCAAGGTTTAATTGTTACCCCTGCTAGCTCAGCAGCAGATGATGCTTTAGGTAACCAAAAAGGTATTGGAGTTATTGCAACAATGAGAGCAAAAGATGGTATTGCTATTGGTGAACTACTACACATTGACGGCGATGGTGATTTAGATGAGGCACACGCAGATGCAACTGCTGATATGCCAGCAATAGCGATTGCTCTTGAAGCAAATGATACTGGTAGTGATGGAAACATAAAAGTATTACTTCAAGGATTTTATAGAGATGATAGCCAATTTAGTTTTGGAACAGTAGGTGTTGCTGTATATGCAGACCATAGCACAGAAGGTGATTTCACTTTAACTGCATCATCAACAGATGGACATTTTATACAGAGAGTAGGAATATCAGCAACTGACGATATGATTTATTTTAATCCAAGTCTAGATGTAATAGAGAGGGATTAATGGCTAATGAGGTAAAAAATGTTAATGGTGTAGCCATCACTAACATCAAGAATATTAACGCTCAAACTGATGCTAATATAAAGAATTTTAATGGACAAGAGTTTACTGGTTCTACAGATGCTCAACTTGTAACATTTGCTACACAAGATACAAGTGGTAGTGCAATAGATAGTGGTACTGGATTTAATACTTCTAGGTCTGAAGGCACATCTCTTGCTTTTGACCCTGATACAAACCAAGTTATTGTTGCTTTTAGTGATGGAGGTAGCTCTACTGTGCCAACAATTAGAATCGGAACTGTATCAGGAACAACAATTACATTTGGTGACAAAATTGTAGTTTCAAGTGATACAAACGGAACAACATCTACAGGGTGTCATTATGATACTAATACTAATAGATTAATTGTAGTTTATAGAAGTCCATATTCAGCTTACTGGACTAATGCAGGTATTTTTGCTAAAGCATATGAATTGAATTCAAGCAGAGGTGTTGATACAGAAGGTAGTGTAGCAACAATTTTTAATTCTTCTTCAGGAAATGAAGTATCAAGAAATAATCTTTCAGAGATACAAGACCATGATGGAGTTGTAGATGTGCTATATGAAGATAAAAGCGATGGTGATGATAATTATATCAATACAGTAAGAGTAACAAATGCTTCTACTTGTGCTTTAACAGTAGGTAGTGCTGTTGAATTTGATACTGACTCTAATAATTTCTTTGGTATTGCCTATAGTCCAGATGCAGATAAAAGTGTTGTTATGTATACCAATGGTGCCGCTTTAAGGGCAAGAACTATAACGCATTTTTCTGGTGACCCATCTTTAGGTTCTCTTGCCAATTATGGTTTAGCATATTGCGAATTAGATGCTACTGACCCTCATGGTGGAAGCTGTATGATTTATGACACAGAGCATAACAAATTTCATTTCTTATTTAGATATGGCGGCAGTAATAGTAACAATGCTGTAAACGATAACCTTTATATTGGTAACCTTTCAATTTCAGGAACTACTGTAACATTTGCAAGTACTGGTAATCCGACAACAACCATGAATAATACTGTTGAAATAGACGATTTAAAATTTGGTAGACATCAAGGAAGCAACTATCCGGGTGCTGGTTTGATATATAGCCATCAAAGGCAAAGAATTATAATGCATGGTAATGATGCAAGTTCAGAAGCAGGTGGTACTAAAAATTTCCATATAATAGATTTCAATGGCTCTGCTTATACAAAAACAAGTAGTTATACTGCTATAAATACACTAAATGGTGCTCCATGGGATACTGGAGCTATTAGAACAGATAATGCTTCAGGTACATTTGGAAATGTAAACTTATTTTCATACTTTATATATAGTGGAAGCAATGACGGAAAAACATTTATACAAGGTATAGATGCAGGAGATTCAACAATAAGTTAATGGCTACAATAATAAGAAGAAAATCAAATAATACAATTACATTTTGTGGACAGTCAGCTGACTTTGATGCTGGCTATTTAATATTTATTGGCACAGATGGGATTAGAACTCATGTTATGGATATAACAGCTGACACTCATGAAATTATAAATGATGTTACTTTGCCAAAAAAATATTTTAAAGATTGCATAACTTATATTGACGGAACATATGCAATACTTACAGATGTAGTAGATGGTATAAACGAAGTTTTTGAAGCCGATAATCAACCTTTAATAGAAGTAGAAATATAGGAGAAGCAAATGACATCAGAAGAACAGACTAAAGCAGATTTATTAACTTTGGTACAAGGTCGCAATCAAAGAATAGCTGAACTAGAACTATTAGTTTTAGGTTTAAACAGAAAGTTACAGGAGGTAACTAATGCCGGGAATGAAGAAAAGACCGATGAAGAAGGGAACGAAGAAGACAGTTAAAAAGAAAAAAATGAAAAAGCCAACTAGGAGAGGGTATGGCTACTAAACCAAAAACAATTAAAGTTAAAGGTGTTAGCATGACTGGTCTGTCTACACGACAGCAACAGGCTATGAAGAAGCACGGCAAACACCATACAGCTAAACATATACGTGATATGAAAAAGCGTATATCAAAAGGTGCTTCATTTACAGCAGCCCACAAACAATCACAGAAAGCAGTAGGGAAATGATGAAATTATTTACATCACTAATGCCTTTGATACCTCAGCCTTATAAGAATATCGTTAAGTTCTTTTTAGCTACGCTCAAAAACGTAGATGAAAAAGAAGAACTAGAGAGAATAGGCAAACTATTTGCAGATATTCTTGAAGACGGAACAGTGACCCCACAAGAGTGGCTGTCGCTTGCAGGTAAAAATGGATTAGGTATACTTAAAGGTAATGGCAAGTAAAAAGAAAACCAAGGAAGGCTGTTAGAAATGCCTAAGAAGAAATATCAAAATCCCAAAGGTGGTTTAAATGCAGCAGGTCGTGCGTATTTTAAACGAACAGAGGGTTCTAATCTTAAGAGACCACTAAAGTCAGGCACAAATTCTAGGCGTGTAAGCTTTGCTGCACGGTTTGGTGGCATGGCAGGTCCACTTAAAGACAAGAAAGGCAGACCTACAAGACTAAAACTAGCTTTAAAAGCTTGGGGGTTTGGAAGTAAAGAAGCTGCACGAAACTTTGCAGCAAGAAATAAAAAGAAGAAAGGAAAGAAATGATGGGCAAGTTAAGACCACAAATATTTTTAGCTATAGTTGTGCTAGGTATTCTTGCAGCTATTGGTGCACTTAAAGGTGTGCCTGAACTAGCAACGGCTACAATAGGTGGTATCATAGCATTAGGGATGAAAGTCCTTGAGAATGAGTAAAAGAAAGGTAAAAAAAGAAATTGCTGCATCAGTTGCTGCACTAGGTTTATGCCTAGCAGTAATAATAGTAATTGGAGAAGTTTACTCAAAATGAAAAAAATAATAAAAGCAATAAAGAAAATATTAAGCATACCTGTGAATGTTGTAAAAGGCTTTGGCAAGTTCTTTTTTGAGATTGCAAAAGCATTTAAAAGGATGATTATTGCTATCCTTAAATCACCTTTGCTTATTGCTATACAGTCTTACAAGAAAGGTATAATCATACGTGACTACGTAATGGCTAAGGTAGATTATTTAGATAGCGAAAGCAAAAAGTGGCACAGGTTCTTTCAAACATTGGCACTACCATACAACGCATTACTTAAACTAGGGTTTAGTCCACAGATGGCTATGAGTTTTCTAGCAGTGGGTTCTACTGTGGGTACAGGTGTAGTGGTAAACGAAACTATATTAGCAGAGAGGTCTTTTAGCAATCGGGATGCAGGTGTATATCTTGCACCATCTAACATGCCTAACTCAGAACTAGAGGAACAGTTGCAAGAAGAAGTAACAACCAACACACTTAGAGTTTTACTTAACGACACGCCCGTAGAAACTATAGATATATCAAATGTAAACGTAGGAACATCTTACGCATCTAATGGGCAACCATCAGCTTTACCATCAGGTAAAACAGAAGCTATATTGATTGATGGCAACAACACAAGAATAGAAATTGGCAAGTTAACCTTTAGTCGGAATAGTTGTAAAACATTAAACCTTGAAAATATAAATGCAAATAAAGTAACACTTACTAATAACCAAGCTGATGGATTATCTGTATATCAAACAGCTTCATCTACAATACCTAACTTACGAGTTTCGGGTGGTTACTATATGGCAGACCTATTACAGACAGAAGGTGGGTTATATGACCGAATACACATTTCTCCATTAGATAGCATTAGTGCTACTAAAGTTTATGTTAACGAACTGAAGTTAGAAAATATTGTTTCTAGTGGTGGTACTTGCGATTTAAAGAAGTTAGACATTGGTGAATTAGAAATTACGTTTAACAGAATCGGTGGAGATAATTCTTTAATATCTAAAGCATTAACAGTATCAAGTACAGTTACAAGTGCAAATTGGGTAGTAGATGGCAACATTGAAGTCCTAATGGGTGAAGTAAGCAGGAAGCCTAACTAATGCCACTATACGTATTTATATGCAACAACGATGAATGTGAGATAAAAGATTTCGAAGAGTTGGTAAGTTACGATGACGATAGTAATTTTATGTGTCCGGGGTGTGGAGATACTAGCTATGAGAAAAAAGAATTTTATCAGTTTGATTTTCGGATGTAATACATCGGGGAGCCTAAGCCCCCCAATGCAAAGAAAGGAGAACTGAAAAACAGTTCTAAAAATATTTTAGTTTAGAATGTCTCCTTTTACAACAAGGACAGTTTTAAAATGTGCTTTTTGGAATGCTAAATATTTAAATCTTTTGTGCTATCTAGGCTCTTCTTGATACGCATTTCTTCCTTCCGTAAGTCTTCAGTTAACTCTAAAAACACATCAAGCTCCATTGTAACTAGATGCACTGCAGTATTCTGATTTACCTTGTGTGTCTGTGCTACTATGGGTATCTTGCGTGTTGCGTTGCCTGCGTCTCGTGCCTGTTGAACTGCTTTAAGTGTTCTGCTAGACACAACTTTACCTGCCTTAACTTCAACTGCAAACTTAATTGACTCTACGTCAGGCACATGTCCTGCCCTACCTGACCTGCCTGTTACAGGGTTACGTACTGCATTAACTTTCTCCCCACCTATTGCATCTGCCCACCATCGTTCCCATCTTTTCCATACTGATTTATCCATCTCTACCTGCCTTTCTCCTTACACTTGTACCTTGCAACACAACGTTCTTAGATAGCGTGTGGTCTTGCAATCTGTCTGCACAGGCACCACCAAGGTAGGTTGCCCATTCAGAAGAGTTGATGTTGGTTGTGATAAATGTTGGGAGTTTGGTTTCATATCGTGTGTCAATGATGTCGAACAAGACTTGCCTGCTCCAATCAGTAGCGTATTCTTGTCCTAAATCATCTAACACAAGATACTGTATCTTCTCTATTTTTTCAAGATACTCTATCCACTTCTCGCTAGTGTGTTGTGATATCCATGACCTGCTATTGTTCATGATTTCACGCACGGTTGTATAGTGCACAGGCTTACCCATGCCTATGAGATTAGCAGTTGAAGCCTTAGCAAGGTGAGTCTTGCCTAGTCCCGGTGGACCCATCATAATCAACCATGGTTCTCCCTCGTCATTCATCCACTTGATTACCGACTCCTTTGCATACGCTCCGTCAGTGTAGTAACTTGTGTCAAAGTCTGAGAGGTGTGGTATGTTGCCAGACGATAATCCAGACTGACCCCAAAGAAATTCTCTCATAGTACCCTTACGCTCATTGATAGCACACATACATGGAAAGTATTTTCCAAAGTCAGGGTGTTCTGTTGAATAATGCCCTGAGAGCCATTTTAAGCCACTACACACGCAGTCTTTAGGTGTCTTCCACCTCACACTAGGGTCTTTCTCTGCAGACTGCAAGTAATCGTTTAATTGCTTCATCGTGTAGTTGTTGGGTAATTTGTCTGACCTATCGGGTAGCACAGGAACTTTGCCCTGTGCCACCCTTCTTGGGTCGTTTTCCTCGAATAAAGATTTGAACTCACTCACGATAGTGCCCATCTTCCGTAGCTCTACCTACTTTTAGTTTAACAACATCGTCAAAAGCAGTTTTTATCACTTGCTTAAGTGTTTGCTCGTAGATATCCAACCTTCCATTAGTATCCTCAAATGCTAACTCCCAATTTTTATCATCAACTATATTTTTTAACGACTCTATTAGTTTCTCTAATTCTTCTATAGTGTCTTTTCCCATTATGCTCTCCTATTCTCCATCCATCGCTCAGCGATAGAGTCTATATCAGGTGTGTCTGAAACACTGTGCACAACACGTGCAGCCATAACTGCAGGGTTGCAAGCATCACAACACCTGCCACTGTTTTCTATTGGATATGGGTTGTGCCCATGTCCGTTAATAACGTTCTTACATATTACGCAATACATAAGTACTCCTTTCTTTTAGTTTGTTTAGAACGTAGAACGTTCCGTGTGCGTGAGTTATTTAGTTCTCGCCAGAGAATGACGCACACGGAACAGATACGGAATTAAATGTTATCATCTTCCATGACTCTAACTACCTGTACGTTTTGGTAGTTCTTCTCTGCACCATTGAAGACTTTGTTCTCGAATGTCAATTTGCACAACACTCTCGTGCCATTCTCAAGACCCCTGTATACATCAGGTTGCTCTTCGAATATCCAATACGATATGTTGTACTCATTCCACTTTGGTTCAAAGCCATTGACTTTCACAATATCCATGAACTCTATCTGTCCATAGGGTTGACCATTAGCAGTCTGCAACTCTTTAAACGTGTTGACTGTAAGCACCTTGGCATCAGTAACTTTCCTGTTTCCTTGGTCCTCTACAATCGTAAAAACGTTGTCTGTGTCGGCAGCACTCGCATCGCTGGTCTCTTCCGTAGGAAGAGACTGAGAAGTGTCTTGAACTGACTCTGGCTTGTAAACCTTTGGCTCAGCCTGTGGTGCAGGTTCGGGTGCACTCACAACAGTTTGTGTACCATCTTCTTCCCACTTAACATCAGCACCAAGTTCTGATGGCTCGTATGCACCTGTGCCATGGAATGCGTCAGGACAATGCCATTTCGCACCATTACTCATGGCTCTTGCATACAACATGTTACGTGGGTATTTAGTAAAGTTAGGGTTCTTGGTTAAGTCTGCTTTACCTGCATCCTCAATCGTGAAAGTGGAATTTCCCACTTTTTCCCAACCATCCCCATTGACCTCAAGGAAATCAATGGAACACAACTTGTCAGTGTGTTCAACAACCTTGTACTTGTACTTGCCTGACCTCTTTATCATGTCAGCAAATTTGTGTGAGTAGAACGAAGGCTTGCCTTGCACTACATAAATGCTAGTCATTGCCTCGAATGGTCCTAACCCAAACTCACGTCCTGCCATAATAGTGACCAAAGCTTGTTGAGGGTTCTTGAATTGTGCAAACAGTCCCGAACCTATGAAATCGTTTGCAATTTGTTTCATGTCGTCATACGACATAGGAATGTTATCCATCTAGTTCTCCTTCTATTTCTATTGTGTTTTTGATAAGCGACTTAGCTTTGTCAGAAACAATTTGATTCTGTACTTTATTAGTAACGATTTTGATTGTCAAGCCTGACTCTTGTCTAGCATCTCCAACCCTATCTGCAACAACACCTTTGTATTTTTTCGCAATCGAATTTAGATGTACCCCATCTGGTTTAGGTGGTGCAGGTGGCTTGAATAGCTTGGCTTTATCAGCATCGCTAACACCTTTAACATCCTCAATAGTCTTGATGATGTCAGCATTCCAATCAACCTTGGTGTGCTCACGCTTGACAACTATGCCCTCTATATCAATAGACTCTAGCTTGTCAGGGTGCTTACTAAGTTTGATTTGAATGTCTTGTTTTAGTTGTGACGCATTAGCAGTAGCCATCTTAGCTAGTGCTTGCCACACAAGGTAGCTTTCTACCTCGTCATAGGTGATTTCGTTTTCGTCCATCATAATGGCATCTCTCCTTCTTTTGGTTCTACATGTACATCAGTCAAGTGTATTGGCTCTGAGTCCTCTGCAGGTTTCTCGTACACGTTGTTTTCTTCTGCATTTTCTTCTGCAGCTTTCTCTGCTGCAAGTTCTTCTTGCTGTGCTTTGTTCTCGTCTTGTGCATCATCTGAATGCAAAAGTTCATCAACATGTGGTGTCACAACCACATTGAAGTCAGGAGACTTTTCGGTCTTAGTGGTTTGTAAACCTGTACCTACACAAACAGTACATGGCATTGCCATTATAGGTTTCTTTTCCTTAGTCCTCTTGTCTCCATAACGTATGATGTTTTCGTGATACAGATTGCCAAAGCCTTTGCAATCAGAACAGTATTTTTTCTTACCGGGCATATTATGCTCCTTTCCATTGGGTAGGTAGTTTGTAATCAGCATTGGCTTTTACCCATTTGCCAACACGTCTTTGCCTATCGCCTGTCTTGTCTACAATTCTGTATTGCAGGGGAGCAGTATAGGTTACGCCTTCGTGACCATTTACACCCACACGTATGACTGCGTACGATATCACGTTGTCAGGGTGTGGATTCTCCATAGCCTCGACTGCCACGCCCTCTGCTTCTGTCACAACTGCGTACATAATTGCACGTGTGTCTTCAGCAACTCCCCTCACAAAGTCTGACCAGATTTCTGTATTTTCTGGCAACACTGCAAGAACAGGGTAGGGCACAACATCAAACTCGTCTTTGTCTACACCGAATCTCTCAAGCACATTGAAGAACTTGTCCTCATGGTCTTGCAACTCAGGTGGTAACTTACTACGGTCTGCAAGTGACATCATGACTGATGACACTTGACCTGTGTGGTATGTTTGTTGGTCAATGAGCAACTGCAATGAAGATACCATTGCATCGCTCACATTCATAAGCTTGTCTTTGTCCATAGTTATCCTTTGAAAAACGACAACACATTCATGATGTCGGTAGTTGATAGTTGTCTTGGGTTCTGCACATCCACTGCAAGGTCTACAGGCAATGGGTGGTCTCTCTCACTACGACCAAGGTACATGGTTGCAAACCTCACACCTTGTTCTAGCCACTGTTGTGCTTGTGTTCTGCAACAGTTGTCAGCATCCCTGTTCATACACACATTAGGCTTACCATCTGTAATCACAAGCACTTTGCTACTCTCCAAATCAATGATTTGTGAAAGCTTCTTCATAGCACCACATAATGGTGTAGCTGACTTGATTATTTTTGGTATAGTACCTTTTGTGATTGGAATCAATACTGAATGACTCCCAGTCTCTGCTATGTAGTGACGTGATGCAGTAAAGCCATAAGCTTTAGTGTCAGGAAACCTAGATTGTATTGCAGACAGAGTATTCATTGCTGCATGCATAGGGTAGTAATCATGTTCATGACTCCCCATAGATGAAGACATATCCACAAGAACAACCATTTCTGTTGCAGTTTGTGGATACTTGTGAAACACTCGTGCATCACCAAGCAACGGCAATCGCCATGCTCTACGTGATACTCTGTGACCTGAGTTACCCAATGTATTTGCACCTCTGTCTAATGCACCTTCCAACTCAAGCGATTGAATTGGGATGGTTGGAGTAAACGGCTCTGTCTCTCCTGTCTCATACAATGCTGCAGTACACTTGTCTGCTTGCATGCTCCTGTTAGCACCGTTAATTTTGTCTTGGTTCTTGAGGTTATCCTCAACTGCACCCTCAAAGTCTTTGGGTGCATCCCCAATTCCTGCAGTAGCACGCTCTACCTCAGTCTCCTTAGCATTGTCATTCACAACTTCACTCTTAACCTGCTCAATGATTTCGTCTTTAACGTTCTCAATGTTCTCCTGAGTCTTTGACTCTGCAACCTTTCCTTCTTGGTCTTGTTGCATAGCAGTATGAGTTGTAACCTGACCTGCAGGTGCATCGTCAAGCGTACCTTGTTCGTGCAACTGAAACTCAACTGCAATCTCCAGAGCACCAAGCAGAATTGCAGTGGCATTGGTTGTGTCCCTCAGCCTTGCAATCAAGTCTTTGTGTCGTCTGCACAAATCCTCAACTACAGGGTCACGTATCTCACGCAAAGTCGCATTGCCATACAGATACTTACGGAACCAACCCAACTTTATGTCGTACTCTTTTGCGTCACTCGTTACAAGTTTTAACTTGTAGAAAGTCCGTTTGAGTTCAACATCTTGTTTCTTAACGTCTTTAAGGTGCTCTTTCCAAATCTTGGGTCTGTTGAAATGCAGACTCGCAAGCTTGGCACACCTTCTGTTGTCCAACATGTTGTAGATGGTGTCAAAGTGAGGCACATTGTAGCCGTCATTACCTGCAGGGTTACGCCTAGACATAACATCCTTTAGCTTTCTAACGACACGCTTTGCCATTTCTTTGGGATGAAACTTAACCTGAGCAATAGTCAGCAGGTTTGCATTGAATGGCAATCTACCTGACGGTTTCTCAACACGCCATCCATCGCCATACCAACTCGTAACCTGTGAATCGTATGGGTCTCCATACGAAGATGTGTCCATCTCAAGCTGACTATCCAAACCTGCTTGGTGTTGCAAGAAGTTTAGATGGTCTTTGGTTTCATCCTTTGGTTTTCTTTTCCGTGTTTTATTCCAATTAATTTGCATAATGCTCCTAACTTTCAAAGTGTGCAGTTGCTGATGTCATCACAACTGATTGGAAGTCTGCTTGTATCTTGTCTCTTAGGTTGATACGTATAGCATCAACTGCATCAAAGCCACGACCAACTAGCTTTGCCAAGTACATAAGGTCACGTGTTGATACGTAAGTAACAGGCTCGTTCCTCATGTCATTCGCCCAATTCAAGAACGCTTGAGCATACGTTGCATCACCACCAAGTATGTCTTCTAGTGCAGACTTCTCATCACACAATGGCTCTGAGATAAACTTGTATATCATCATCCTAGACTTGAGAGCCTCGTCAAGGTTCACAACGTTGTAGCCTGATGATGGTGGGTTTGCAGTAGCTAGTAGTTGAAAGTCCTTGTGAACTTTAATCTTCTCGCCACTCTTTTCTGTCAGGGTAAGTATTCTTGTCTCATCGGTAACACCCATGATTCTACCGATGTGTTGTTGGTTAAGTCGTGTAATCTCGTCCATCAATAGGAATGAGCCTTCACGTGCTGCACGTGTCAGGGGACCATCAGACCATGACATAGTAGGTCTGCCTTCATCATCTGCGACTGCTTGGTATCCACCAACCACGTCAATGATGTCCAATCCCGGATGGCAACCAACGTACTCTGCATCTCTGCCAGACTGTTTGATTACCTCGTGCATAACTTGTGTCTTGCCACAACCTGCACTACCTAGTAGTACCACAGGAAATGGTGAAACGTTTTTGATATCCTCAATCAGGTCAAGACCTGCTTGGGTAAATCTTGGTTTATGAGTTCGGTCACGAACTGTTTTTAGTTGCATGTGTGCCATGTTTTCTCCTTTACTTAAGCACTCTTTTTCTTACGTCCTTCGCATAAACCATGAGGTACTTGTACTCAGGTGACCTCATAATAGTGGCTCTTTGCGATGGCTCTAGTTTTGTAATAGCATCGATAAGCTTTTGTGCTCTCATTGCTAACTCTTGCAATCGTTCTCCGATTGTTACTTGCATAATGTTCTCCTTTCGTTGAGCAAGTTTAGCATCATGTGTATAACTTACACAAGATACTCGTCAGATGACTCTGACTTTTGTTCTGCAACTGGTTCATTAGTCGCAGGTTTAGCTTTAGCTTTGGGCTTGTCAGGTGCAGGCTTTGCTGCAGGCTTTGTGTAACCCATAGGCTTAGTGTAGTTGTCTTGCAAAATCTTGTTTGCATCCAACTCGTTGTTTGCACAAACTTGTTTAAGTTCGTACCAAGATGTCGTGCTAGGTAACTCCATACCTAATCCGTTTAGGTAGCTGATAACAACTGACCTCTTCTCTTGTTTCTTAACTGCTAACCACATAGTTTCTCCTTTCTGCTAGTTGGTTATTTAATTTATTTATTCATATAAGTATGAATAAATTAAATAAGCGATACGATGTGTACGTATCATGTCCTTACTTTGATGTTCCGATTTCTTTGGTCTTCATCTTCAACATCGCATTTGTGACTTAACTCATCTTGGATATCGTAATAAAACCCACTTAACGCTAAGTCTGCTTGAAATGGTCTTCCCCAACTTAGTTCAAAGCCTTTTGTTTGCTCAACTAAATCGTTTATTGTTTTTTGCTGACGCAATATTAATTCACGATATACTTCTACAAGACGCTGAGCATCGTATATATTTTTAGAAGTATTGTTCTCGTTAATTATTAATTTCGTGAGGTCATCTTTCAATGCCTCGTTTTCTTTTTTAAGTTTTGCGATTGTTTCTTTCATTCTTGCTCCTCTAGTGCTTGTTTATAAATTGCATTTAGTTCATCATCTTCGTATTGAGATAGTGGTTTTTCTCCCATATGTAAACCTGTTAACTCGTCCATGATGTCGCCAAAATCTCCACCTTGCCAACCTTTCATCCACCATTCAAGTATTACTGTGTACTTATCCTCTCTTGTTTCTTTATTCATTCTTGCTCCTTATCATTCTGACCTTTTGCAAACTCAGGGTAACTGACTGACTTTTGGTTGTAAGTTTCAATCGTGTACTCATCGTTTTCTTGTTTCCATGTACCATCTGATTGATAGACCCAACCATCTATGCCATCTTCAACATAGGTGTAATCAAGCCAACCATCAGAGTCATGTAACGCACAGAAATATGCGTGCATTTCTCGTTGTGTCTGAAACGTTCTGTTAACGCTTGCTTCTTTATCGCCACCAAAGACGATTGATATTTCGTATTCTTCACTCATTCTTGCTCCTTATTTTCAAAGTATTCTAATGCGTTTTTGTATTCTGAATCTAGTTCATCGTCATCGTATTGCCACAATGGTTTCTCTCCTGTATGCAACCATATCAACTCGTCCCACATATCGCCAAAGCTACCAGACTCCCAACCTTCTCCCCAATATTCAAGTATTGTTTCGTACTTGTGCGTTCGTATTTCTTCTGTCACGTTGTTCTCCTTTTGTCCTGATACTTAAGCAACTCATCGAGATACTTAAGAAATTTATCGTCCCCCAATTGTACAAGCCTGTCCCTGTATAATTTTTCAATCGTTGTGCCCTGTACCCAGAAATCACTTAGTTCTTTTCTCACGTTGTTCTCCTTTCGTTAGTTTCGTGGTAAATAAAGGGGCTACTGAGACGTACCCAGCTACATTATTTTGCGACCGAGGAACCTTAGTTGGCAACTCCTATCCCAAATCCCACCACCCCTTTGATATAGCGAGCAGTTTAAAGTCATGCTCAGGACATCCAAGGAGGTTCAAGGCTTACGTCAAGTGCTCCCACCTGCTGTAAGCATCGTTAGATACTTCATCCTCGTGAAAGTAATCCTCGTCCACAATCTTCCCATTCTGCATGGTAGGGTCAAAGTCATTTGCATACTGTACGATATCTTTGACCCCACCAGTGTAAGGAGCAATGTCGGTGTTGGACAATGCCCAAGCTAACTCCATGCTGTGTAATTCGGCTTTACCAAGCTCTCGTCTAGTATCGAGTGCTTCTTGAAGGTCAACTCCAAGTTGCAAATACTCGTCTGTGCTGATGAGGACTTCGTTGTCGTTGTTGTCGTTTTGGTTGTTGTTTGGTCTAACCATTCCTGCTCCTTGTTATCTTTATTCATTATTCATTACATAGTAATGAATAAAGATAAGCGATACGTGCGTACGCATAACGCATGCATTCATGAACACGATGTGTACATGATTCCCAAGTCTTGTTACATTCTATCTACAACTTTACCATCTTGCGTCCATGATTGCAATGATGCGTATATCTTTACCTTCCCTTATCTTCCCCCGTCTTCCCTTCTCTTGCGTACACGATAATTTTGCGTTGTCGTCATTGCGTTTCAGGTCGCCGGTCGGGTATGCGTTTACGAATACCCTACAACTTAAATTGCCTAAAGCAATTTAATCTCAACAAAATCTGGCGATAATTATGCCACCCCATACGCAAGCGAACATAATCTTAGTACGTTGTAATCATTAAACTAAATGATAATGTTCAACTGAACTAAGAGAGCGAGCGAAGCGAGCGAAAATTTTTTTTGACCAAAAAAAAACTCCCTGCTGAAATTAATCAACAGGGAGCAAAGAGCAAGAAATTAATCGTTATCTATAATTTCAATGTATGCAACATTTAAACCATCCTTTCGCATGTCTGCAAATGCTTGCTCTTTGGCTAGCTTATCTAATCTAGCTTGTTTAATCTGCTTTCTAGCGTCTGCTAACAAGTCAGAGTTAATTTTTATATATTTAACTTTTGACATTTTTAGCTCCTTTATTTTTGATTAAACTATTTACAGCTTTTTTATTAGTTTTACACCAGTTTTTCTGTTTATGACCTGTCCCTAATTCATTAGAAAAACCTCTTGCAGTCTGGAAGGTTGTCCCACACCTAGAACAAGCATAATAATTTTTCTTGCCCTTTTTCATTACGTGGTTTTTCAATTTCATTAGCTCCATAACATCTAATTTTTTTGGTTTGTCAATCAAATTGGATGCGTCTAAACTCTGCAATCTAATTGCGTCTAGAACTGATGAACTAATTAAAGCTATCATTTCCTCATTAATTGTTAATTCTTGTTTTTTTGAGTTAGCCATATATTTTCTCCTTGGCTTGTATTTTAACTACCCTTTTCTTTTCGGGATAATTAACCCCCCAACGGAAGGTAAGACTACGCATGGCATAGGTTCTTAATTGACGCAAGAGCCCGTAGGGTGCCATTTACTCTTGTGTTAATTAAGGTTCTATGCAATCGTCAAAGACCTTACGCTTGGAGGCGTTAATTATAGGTGGTGGGGCATTTATAAGCGACTGGGTCGCACTCCACTTTAATAAGGGTTCAAACGCCCCCAAGCTCTAATGTTCACGAGAATTAGAAACTGCTGACGGTCAGGGATTACTAAGGGATTCTATCCCTTGGTTCGTCTGGGGGACGAGACCCCCACTTCCTTGGGCTGACGGGAGGGTTGAGAGAACTACGGCTAGGTTGCGAGCTCATAGAGCGAGCAACTGAACATAAGCAGGGGGCAAGGTGCCCCCTTTACGGACGCAAGATGCGTCTTATGTTCACACATAGTGCTAGCCGTAGGACGTTGTAGGGTATTCGTATATGTTATGGTGGTACTCAGCGTGCTGAAACCCTACGATGCACTTAGGGGACTATAGGGGAGTGTGTGTGTGCACATGCTATACGCAAGTAATACGTTCTACGTTCTAACGTACCCCCTACTCTCTAAAGAAAAAGAATATATATAAATATATATTCCAAAAAGAAAGGTCTCTCTCCCCCATTGACAGGTCGGTTTTTTATAG